CTCAGATACTGGATCTTTTGACAGACCATATAATTTTTTGATGTTTATAGGTGCTTAATTATGTCAACACTTAAAGTAAATAACATTCAAACAACAAGCGGTGGCTCTAGTTCAACCCCAGAGCAAATTCAACAGGGTAGAGCAAAATTATGGCTTAATTACAATGGCTCTACAAACGCTATTTTAGATGATTTTAATGTGAGCACTGTAGGAGATGAAGGCACTGGCTCATATACGATAAATATTACATCTGGAGCTTTTGCTAATCTTAATTTTGCTACTGTTTTTGGAGGTGTTCATACCTCTGGAGTTGCATTAACTTTTCCTGTTTTAAGAGATCCTTCTCAAGTTACAAAAAATACAAGTTCATTTAGAATAGAAATTTTTAATAGTGGAAATGTTCAAGTTGACACAACTACTGTTTCAGTTGCCTGTTTTGGCGATTAATAACACTTAGGTTATACTTAAAGAAAAAAACTTATGGCAAATTCTGATTACAGGTTAATTTACACAAGAGATGATGGTGGTATTAGTATTCTTTGCCCATCAGATAATTGTGGTTTAACTTTAGAGCAAATAAAGGCAAAAGATTGCCCAAGTGATAAGACAGTTTATACTGTTAATAAATCTGCAATTCCTACAGACAGGAGTTTCAGAAATGCTTGGACTTATACGGAGTAAACTATGGGATTTGGAATTGACATGGCGAAAGCCAAAGAAATTCACAAAACAAATATAAGAAATGCAAGAACTCCAAAACTTGCAGAACTTGATATTGAATTTCAAAAAGCATTAGAAACAGGTGCTTCAACAACTGATATTGTTGCTAAAAAGCAAGCATTAAGAGATGCTCCTGCTGATTCTGGTATAGATTCTGCCAGTGATACAGACGCATTAAAAGCACAATGGAATACAACTATTCTTGGTGACTCTCCCTATAGCTAATGGCAATAATTCCAGGAAAAAAGAACTTTACAGTCGATAGAAGAGCAGATTTTCCTATTCGGCTAACATTTAAAGATTCTACTGGATCGGCTATAGATTTAACTGGTTATACTGTGGCTGCACAAGTTTATGATGAGTCACGATCCACAAAATATGCAGATTGGTCAGTTGCTTACACTAATAGATCAGGAGGCACTGTTGATATTTCTCTTACAGATACGCAAACAGCAACTTTTACTCCAAGCATTTTATTTTATGACGTATTGTTAACAGAACCAGGGGGTGACAAATTCTATTATTTAGAAGGTAAACTATTTATAAATGAGGGATACACAGCATGAGTAGTCCAAATTCTGTAACTGTCAGTCAGGTATCTGATGTAACTACAGTTGAAGTAACAACGCAAGGTCCACAAGGTCCAGCCTTTGCTACAACTGGAACTACTTTGGATGACTCCAATAAAGTAGATGGCTCAGTAGTGTTTTTCGACTCATCTAGTGGTACATTTAAAGCAGATTCAACTACCACTAAACTTACACTCGTTGACGGAGGCAATTTCTGATGGCTAATACAATTAGAATTAAAAGATCCACTGGATCGTCTAACCCAACTTCTCTTGAAAATGCTGAGATAGCTTTTAGAGAAGGTGATGAAGTATTAGTTATTGGTAAAGGAACTGGAGGTGCGGGAGGCTCTGCTACAAGTATTGAAGCTATTGGTGGTAAAGGAGCATTTTTTGATAAAGCAACAACTAGAAACGCAAATATTGTATTAGCTGGTCCTACAACTGGAAGTGCTGCTGCACCTACATTTAGGTCACTTGTAGTCGCAGATATTCCAACGCTAACAGCATCTAAAGTATCTGATTTCGATACACAAGTGAGAACTTCGAGATTAGATCAGATGACAGCACCTTCGGCTGCTGTATCTCTTAATTCGCAGAAAATAACAAACTTAGCAGATCCAACTGCTGATGCTGATGCTGCTAATAAAGGATATGTAGATGGAGTTGCTCAAGGATTAGATGTAAAAGATTCTGTAAAAGCAACAACAACAGCAAATGGTACATTGGCTTCTGCTTTTGCTAATGGTCAAACGATTGACGGTATTACATTAGCAACTAATGACAGAATACTTATCAAAGACCAAAGCACTCAGACAGAAAATGGTATTTATAAGGTCAACGCTTCTGGTGCACCAACCAGGGTTGATGATTTAGCTACTGGTGCTGATGCTGCTGGTGCGTTTGTTTTTGTAGAGCAGGGAACAGTAAATGCTGAAAATGGTTTTGTTTGTACTTCTAATAAAGGATCTGCTGTTGTAGGAACTAATAATCTTGTATTTTCACAGTTTTCTGGTGCTGGTCAAATCACTACAGCAGATGGTCTACAAAAAACAGGAAACACAATATCAGTTGACTTAAAAGCAAATGGTGGACTTGTTATTGAATCTTCTGAAATTGCTGTTGATCTTGCTGCTAGTTCTATAACAGGAACACTTGCTATTGGCGATGGTGGAACGGGTGCTACAACTGCAAGTGCAGCTAGAACAGCTTTAGGATTAGCAATCGGTACAAATGTTCAGGCATTTGACCAGCAATTATCAGATATAGCTGGCCTAACTCCAACAGACAGTAACTTTATTGTTGGCGATGGTTCTAACTTTGTTCTTGAATCTGGTGCAACTGCTAGAGCATCTTTAGGAGCACAAGCATCAGCAGCAGACTTAACAAACTTATCTTCTTGTCAATCAGGTGGATCTGCTGCTTTAGCTGCTCTTACTTCAACAGAAATTGGAATATTAGATGGAGCTACTGTTACAACTTCCGAGTTAAACATTCTTGACGGTGTTACTGCAACTACCTCTGAACTAAATATTTTAGATGGAGTTACATCTACTGCTTCTGAACTCAACATTCTTGATGGAGTTACAGCTACAACTGCTGAAATTAACTTGATTGACGGTGGCACGGCTGCCACTTCAACGACATTAGCAGCAGCAGATAGATTTATCTGTAATGACGATGGAACGATGAAACAAGTTGCATTGTCTGACCTTGTTACATTTTTAGAAGATGAAAGTGCCTCTAGCTTCAACATAGATGGCGGTACATACTAAATCTAGGAGGTAAAGGCCGATGGCTAATCAAATTAGACTTAAAAGAGCAAGCGGTAGCGATCCAAGTGCTAGTGATCTTGTTACTGGAGAAGTAGCTGTAAGAACTGATAACGGTAAATTATTCACTAAAAAAGATGATGGTAGTGTTGCTGAAATATCTGGTGGAGGCATAGATGATGGTGATAAAGGTGATATTACTGTAAGCAATTCTGGAGCGACCTTTACGATTGATAATGGAGTAATTGATAACGACAATATTGCTACAAACGCAGCTATAAGTGCAAGCAAAATATCAGGAGTAATGCCGACTTCTGGTGGAGCTTTCACAGGTAATGTTTCTATATCTGATAATGCGATTGAATTTGATAGCGATTCTGGAAATACTAATAAAGTTTCTCTTCAAGGCCCAAGTAGTTTAAGTACTAATATTACTCTTACCCTACCTAATACTGATGGAAATAATTTACAAGCTTTAAAATCAGATGGGGCTGGCAATTTATTTTTTGGTAATGTAGTTAAGGATAATACAGAAATAATTTCTTTATACGATCAAACAAGTCCTATACCAATTCAAAGATTATTAGCTAGTAGTGAAGGTGTAACAGTTAAAGGTACTGCTGCTGCTGTTAGTAAATTAATGTTCAGAGATAGGACAACAGCTAATTTTTTAAAATTTAAGCCAGTTGATACGTTATCTGCGGAAGTTGAATTTACTTTACCTGCTGCTGATGGGTCAGCTAATACTGTTTTAAAAACAGATGGTAGCGGTGTTATGTCTTTTGGAACTATAGTAAATGCTTCTGTAGCTTCTAATGCAGCAATAGCAGGATCAAAACTTGCCAACCCCATATCTTTACCTGATGATCATAAAATTTCTTTTGGTACAGGTTCTGATAATAATTTAGAAATATTCCACGAAAGCAGTACAAATACAAATGAAATTATTGCTGTTGATGGTGATATACATATTCAATGTGATGACTTTATGGTTATTAGTGACTCCACTGCTGGCCGTACAATTTATGTAGATGAAGCTAATAGCAGATTAGAACTAGGTTTTGACGGATTTCACGATGCTTACTTTGCTGGTAATCAAGTTACTTTTACATCAAATGTAGATGCAAATGCTGGTCTTGATGTCACAGGAAACATCACAGTATCAGGAACAGTAGATGGTCGTGACCTTGCAACAGATGGCTCAAAGCTTGATGGTATTGCTGCTGGTGCTACTAACGTAACCAACACCAACCAATTAACAAATGGAGCAGGGTTTATAACTGCAACTCTTACAAATGAGCAAGTCCAAGATATTGTCGGAAACATGGTAACTGGCAATACTGAGTCTGGAATTTCAGTTACATATCAAGACTCTGATGGTACGTTAGATTTTTCTGTTAGCTCACAAACAGATAATAATTTTACAACCACTCTTAAAAATAAATTAGATGGAATAGCTGCTGGTGCTACTAATGTTACTAACACTAATCAACTTACAAACGGTGCTGGTTTTATCACTGCAACTCTTACTAACGAACAAGTCCAAGACATTGTTGGCAATATGGTTTCTGGGAATAGTGAATCAGGTATTACAGTTACATATCAAGATAGTGATGGTACGTTAGACTTTTCTGTTGCATCACAGACTGATAATAATTTTACTGACGCAGATCATTCAAAATTAGATGGTATTGCTGCTGGTGCAAACAATATTACTAACACTAATCAGCTTACAAATGGTGCTGGTTTTGTAACTTCATCAATTATTAACTCTCTAAACGCAAGCAATTTAAGTTCTGGCACTATACCAGATGCACGTTTTCCAGCAACATTGCCTGCAATAAGTGGTGCTAATTTAACAAATTTACCTGCTACTGGTGGTGCTACTGGTGGCGGTTCTGATGAAGTATTCTACGAAAATGACCAAACTGTAACTGCGAACTATACTATAACTAACGGCAAGAACGCTATGGCTGCTGGCCCAATAACAATTAACAGTGGCGTTACTGTTACTGTAGGGTCAGGAGAAACTCTTACTATCGTTTAATTTATGAAAGCTATTATCGAAAAACAGTTAGTTCAATGGAAAGAAGAACTAGCAAAACACATCCAAAATAAAAACCAGGCTCAAAGAGTTTTAGAAGAAGAAACAAAAACTATTTTGATGATTGAGGGTGGTATACAGGCGAAGGAGATGTTGTTGAAAAAGATCGAGTCATCAGACCAGCCAACAGGTATAGTGGAGCTAAACCAACAATCAGAAAAAGCACCATCAAAGAAATAGGTGCTAAAGCCTTAATTAATGCTTCTTTAATCATATGCTAAATCGTGTTTGTCAAATTTTGAGTATCATCTCATTTATAATGGTAGCTTCCATGAGTGGTGGAGCGTACTTTGGTTACAAGTATGTAACTTCGGAACAGTTTAAATCAAGAGTAATGAATGAAATCCTTGGTAATGTTCAAGGAATGATGCCTAAAGTATTAGAGAAAGGATTGCCAAAAGCAACAGGTCCATCAATGCCAATTATTAAATGAATTGCTGGCACTGTAAAACTGAACTTATTTGGGGTGGAGATGCAGATATTGAGGAAGAAACGCAACCCGTACTATATCAAGAGTACTCAATGGTTACGAATCTTAGCTGTCCAAAATGCGACTCATATGTAGAAGTGTATTTAAGAAGAGATGCCTACGATTGAAATACCTGACATAAGTATTCCTGAGATATACATTCCAGACGTTCCAGAAATCTATAGGCCGCATTATCTAACTATTACAAAACCACCAGATATTGATGTTCCTGGTTGCACCTATCAACATCGTGATATAAAAAATACTGGTAATCGTAATTTATTATTGGAAGATCCAAATGGTGTATTTACAACGTGTGATTTTCCGTTTCCTGGTTTTGTACCTCTTGACTATACACCTGAGAATCTTGTCATTACAGAAGAACCGCTTGTCGATAATGAACCACCGCCCTTACCAGAAACAGAGCAGCCAAAGATCCCTGACTTACCTGAACCACCCCCACCTCCTTTTACTCCCTGTCCTGGTAAAAACGATCAACGAGTAGGAGACTTTCGTAACGAAAAGAAACTGGAACGTGTCATTGGACACGAAAGAGGGCAAGATGGGTCTGAATGTATAACTCTCTATGAAGCAGTTGAGTGGAAAGATCAGTACATACCTTCTGCCCCTCAGTTTGTTGGGGTATTTAGTTTGGCTTTGGT